CTGAAAATTTCCTTTAGAACCTCAACTAATGGGGGGGTTATATAAAAAAATATTTTATTTTCTTTCCCGAAATATCATTTTTATCTCTTTATTTATTTTATTCTTAATTCTTTTCCTGATTACTTTATTGCTTGGCTCGTAGTCATCTTCATATAACTTATTAACTCTTACCTTTTGCCATTCACTATGCTTACCTTTACCCATAGTCATTCCATTCTATCCAACATAATAGTACAATGATTACTATCCATGTTCCAAACCACGCTATACCCATCATAGTTCAATAGCCAACCATATACATAGCCATACCAATGCGAACACAGGATTAATAGTCAATAGCAATAAGAACAATGCTAAGCTCGGACTAATAAATAATATAATAATAAATAATAATAGAATCATTTACTTCTCCTTTATCTTATAGAGCATATAGGAATCGAACCTATACGATACGCTGTCGTAACCATCTACTCTACTAGCTGTCACTTATTATAGCCCTGTGACTATTTAATGCCTTAGGTTCTTTTGGCAACTAAATAAGTAGTTATAACCATGCACCAGTTATATACTCTTATCTCGTATCTTAGCACCGTGCACCAATGCAATCAGCTACGATTCAGTATAGTTGTGCCATACGTTTTACACGCTTAGACACCTTATGCGTGGACTATACACCACTTATCACGCCTAACAGTCCTGACCTGTTAAGTAACCCACACTTAAAGTCTTACGATAGATTATACTATCTGCATATAAGTTTGTATAGCGTGCTATTATATGTTAGCCATTGTATCACTACCTGCTTAGCCACATAACTATTTAAAGTTAAGGTACTGACATATAATAAATAAAGGAGAACACGAACAGTAGGAATCGAACCTACGTTTACAGGTTTGAAATCTGTAGCATTACCATTATACTATGCTCGCTATATGCAAAGGGCTGTTAGTTGGCGACACTCATTTAACTAAGGCATTCCCGTCACCTTGCACCCTATTGATTGGCTGTTAACTCTATAACATTTAAGTACCGTCAATCAGTACACCGCTTTTTTAATTCTTATATCGTCAAGAGTAACGGATAGTTTTTTATTTCTGTTCCACTATCTACCATATTTAATTCAATATGTTTAATACACCAGCCACTAACAATAAGATAGATGTAAATACACTTAGTGCAATAGCTAAATAGTCATGGCGATAGTACCACTCTTTAAAGTTGGTAACTGAACCTACACCATATAAAATGCCTAGAATGATCAAGGCAATATTAATTACAATCATTTATTATCCTAACTTTCTACATAGAGTAAGATACAAAAGGCGTCTGCTTGGTCATCATTAATATCTTCATCAGGTACAATGTTATAGCTCTTAAGTATCTCAATGCTTTGTACTTTTCGCAATGCACTCTTACCTTTAATTAGATGATAACCGCACCACTTGGAATTAGGTACATCAACATATCCAATATTATGGCGGTTACGCATTACTCCTAAGAATGAACCATTAGCCCTAATCAATGAGATATTTCCCTTAGACTTGAACGTGATAATTGGTTCTTCAATATAAATAAAATAATCAAATAAGTTATAATGCTCAATAATTTCCGTTACACCGTCTGCAATAAGTTTTGCACGTTCCAATGGGTCTTTGCTATTCCCACCAGATATTGAACCGACTACATACTCATTTGTTAAAGGGTCACGAAAGGCGTAACCAGTATTAGACGTACTAAAGTCAATCGCTAAAGCCTTGCTCATAAATCAGAACTCAATTCAATATAAAGTTCTTTAGTAATTTCTCCAATATCAAATAAGTGTTTAACATAATGTTCATAATCAATTGGAGCTAAAATATCCTTTTGACCTAAAATAAACTCTTTATTCATTTCTTTATTCTCCATTAAAAATTAAAGCTGTATCGAGATTAATCAAACCACATTCAACAGCATTAAGTAAGAACTCGTTAAAGTCAACTTTTGACATTGTTTCTTGCTTAAATAATAGCTGTTCTTCTGTCATTTGCTTTCCTCTCTTAACTTCTGTATCTATTATAGCATAAGCACTTTTTGAGCTTGGTTTATCCTCTGTTATGTAAGACTATGATTGACTTTATAGGTATTTTATGTTATACTTTTTATAGGAGGTAAACAATGGCAAAAGATAAATATTTGATGTACTTACGACAACAAGAATATAAAAAGCGTATTATAATTAAAGTAGATAATACAAGAGTTAGAATGAACAGAGAATACATGAATCAACCAGAAGTAGACAAGGAAACATTAGAACTGTGGAACAGTCAGCCAATAATCCATTTTGACTTAGGAGAAAATAAATGATAATTGAATGTAAAGAATGTAGAAGCGATATTTATATTAATATTTTAAATTGGAAACCAAACATTCCTATCTATATTTTATGCGAATCTTGTTTAAATAAGGAGAAAATAAATAATGTTACTAGAAAGCACAAGTATTAATGAACTAATTGACATAGCTAAAGAGTATAAAGAATATGATACTATTATTTATGATTCAGGTTATTATGGTTATAATTACGATAATAAAGTATATTTTATGGAAATACACGAAAAGGATAATAAAAAAAGAAATTAGCCCATTAGGGCTTTTTGTTTCACGCTTGACCGAAATTTAACTAAAAGTGGCAGAAAGTGAGTTCATTTAGTGTCTTGTTTGTAAAGTATGGTATCAGTAAGCACAACATTATTCTTGTTTATAATATTTATAAAGCAATTACAGAGTATTTGATAATCTTTTTATTTCGTACTGGAATCTAATTTTCCGAACGTTTGTAATTAGCTAAAAACTAATTTAAGGTTATATATATATTACTACGTTTTTTTGCACTTTAAATAATTCGGTATTTCCTAACAATAAAACTATAATTTTAAATTAATAACTAAAAACATGAGTTATTTCCGAACTATTAAAAAAATACTATATTTGAGTATATTATTATTACTACATTTTTTTGCACTTTATTATTGACAATATTTTTTATTTATGATACTATTAATTTATCGAATGAAAGGAGATAGAACGAAATGGCAAAACCAAAACCAACTTTCTGTAAGAATTGCGGAGAAAACAAAGAATGTAAAACTTTCAATAAAACTGGCAAAGCATGCAGAAAAGGAAAGGCAAAAGGTAAAGCTATTTCACAGAAAACTATTGATAAAAGAGACAATTATGATTCACTTCTGGGAGATTTACACACAGATTACTTGAATTTTATGGCTCAAAGACAAATAAAAGTGATTTATGATGATGAAAACGGAGAAAAGAAAGTATTATCTAGGAACAATAAAGTATATTCTTTTGAGAGGTGGCTTAATATGAATGGTCACAAAACATTAGCAATGTGGTTTAGGCGCAATTTTAAAGGACATTTAGAAGAATTTGACTTTAAAGACTTTGTATAGGAGAAACAAAAAAATGAAATATAAATGCATTAAGTGTCAGGAAATGAGAAAATCAAGTGGTTTAAGTTATTTAAAGTGCTATGAGTGCAAACAAAAAGCTAGAGATGAAAGAAAGAAAAATAAAAAGAATAAAACTAAAAAAATTGTTTATAAAAGCGAAATGGCTAAAACTAATGATTAACTAAGAAAAATATCTAAACGATTAAATCAAGATAGTATAAATAAATTCATAAAAGAAAGAAATGGAATCAACTATTGACAAATATAAAATAATTTGATACTATAGTATAAGAAAAGGAGAAATATGAAAAAAATAACTATATTACAGATTGTTTTTGATGTTATTTTAATAGCTTTATTTGGATATTCTGGATTTAATGGTCAAATTATTGATTTAATCGTTGCTTTACTATAGTGCGTTTGCTTATGGCTTCATATTTTATCGCTTAATACATATAAATAATATCTAAGGCTTGACTTCTCAAGTCTTTTTTGTTAAAATATACTAAAGGAGAAGTAAATGAATTTATTCGAAAAGGTTATAACAGCCGTAGAATTAAAAACAGAAGATAGATTCAGCGAGGAAAATAGTTGGCTTGTTGAAAATATAGTACCTGTAGGACAAGCTGGATTAGTTGTTGCACCGTCTAAGTCATTCAAATCTAGCGTTACATTGAATATGGCAATTGCTATTGCACAAGGAAAAGAGTTCGCAGGGCTTAAAACTAAAAAGAGTAATGTTTTAATTATTGCAAATGAGGATACGCCACACGTATTACATCAGCGTTTAAATGGATATGATGACATGGTAGAGGGATTAAACTTTTTAACAGGTGGATTGTTTAGGCTTGATAATACAGACCACATGAATAGTTTATATTCTTATATCACACAAAATGATATAAAGTTAGTTATATTTGATAACTTGAAAGATATGTTAAGCACTCCAGACACTTTGAATGACATGTCGAAAATGAACGATGTTCTAAATAATATCACTAAGCTAAAACTTATCTTTGAAGATGTTACATTCATGCTAGTGGCACACGCTAGGAAATCAGTTGCTGATGATTCACTTGATAATAAAGAATTTAGAGTTCGTAGCACACATGCTTTGGGTTCGTCCGCTTTGGGTGCTTGGTTTGAGTTTTGTTTAGACTTGTCTCCAAAGATTGGGAAGCATTCAAAATATAGTATATTGAGCGTAGAGGGTCGAAATTTTGCATTTGATAGGGAACTTTATTTTGGTTATATTGCTGACAAGTTTTTGATGATAGACCCAACCAAAAAAGAACCTGAATCAGATAGCGAACTAATTGAAAAAGTAAAAGCTGAAACTCCACTCGAAACGACAAAAGAATCGGCACAGGCTTTCTTAGACTTAGCTAAAGAACAAGGAAAGGTAACAGAAAATGAGTGAAAAAAAATATGTTGTTTATTATAATGGAAAAATACATAAATATTACTACATAGATTATTTTTGGTTTGATATAAATGGCCAATATGTAAAACCTATTTTATATAGTGATGATTTTGAACTAACAAAGAAAGTAACACGTGGACTAAATGCAAGACTACAAGAACAAAGCAATTAATTTGCATGCTGGAGTGTATGGCTGGCTATATCGTGCATTAGATGAAATGATAAAAGCAGAGTGGCATAATGATGAACTTTTCAAAGTATGGCTTAATCGTGCTGAATTTCTAGTCAGACAGTCAAAAAAATTGCATATAGCTTGCGAAAACGAGTATTCTAAACGTGCATTAGTTAGAGCATTACAATTAAAATCAGAAATAAATAAAAAAATAGTATCTAATGTTTGACAAATCTAAATCAATTTGATATAATTATATTATCGAAATAAAGGAGAACTATAAATGGTAGTTAAATTAACACAAGAACAAGCTGATTATCTTGAAACTTTTGGAGAAGCTAAAAACTTAGCTTTATTTTATATCGGAGGTTGGGGATATAATTTACCTCTTAAAGACGGCAATGAAAGAAGTTATTCTTACAATGAAAAAAAGCCATTCCGTTATGACGAAAAGGAAAAAATGTTAAATGCTTTGATTAATGGTTATGAAGTAGAAGTACCTAAATACAAGTTTTATAATTTTTCTAACAAGAGCGGAATTACACCTTTATATTATAATGGAAAATTTAAAGAACTAACAGATGATGTTATGTTCGCAAAAGAAGTTAAAAAAGATAGTGAGGAATATTTAGCATTGATGAAATTAGGCTTCGTTCGTAAAGAAGTATGATAATATCTTTTGAATCTCTGGCTGAAAGGCGATTAATAACTCTTAATTATCACAAAAAGAATAGTCAGCAGTATATCAATAGCTTAAATTACTTTGAATATGCTAGGATATACTTTGAGAAAAATGGCTTTCCAGAAGATAACAGACGAGTTTATCAAAGTGGCAAGCGAAAAGGTCAAAAAGTAGGCTGGTCTGATAAAGAGGAAAAACAGCAGAAAGAAGATATTAGAAATTTCATTTATGAAAAGCAATTACAAAAGTTCAAGAGCCGAAGAAAAAGCTAGTAAACATTACGCTAGAGGCGTTAGAAAGCTGTCTAACGAGCTTAAAGAAATGAACGTAACAAAGTATAAGGCGGAGCCTAACGAGTGCCTATATGGCTTGATAAGCGACTTGTGGAGCTATTGGGGTAAAGGTTATATTTTTCAACTGCTTAAATATGATATTGATATTTCAAGACAAGGAGATATATTTATTGTAGAAAGAGGAATAAATGAGAGAACTCGAAACTTTTGTTAAAATTGATGGTTTTGAAAATTACGAAGCATCTAATCTAGGTAAAGTTAGAAATATAAAAAGCGCTGGTGGTTATAAATGGAGAAAAAAATGAGCGTATACGAAAAATTAAGCGTCATTAATGTAAATGACAAAAAGAGTAAAAAAAATAATCTTGATTATTTGAGTTGGGCGTTTGCTTGGTCAGAAGTAAAAAAAATATATCCTGAAGCAACAAACAAGATTTATAAGAATAAAGATGATTGGAATTATCACACGGACGGTCGTACAGCTTGGGTTGAGGTTGGAGTTACTATCGAGGGCTTAGAACATATCGAAAATTTGCCAGTAATGGATTATCGTAACCAGTCAATTCCGCTTGAAAAAATTACTTCAATGGATGTGAATAAAGCAATTCAACGCTGTTTAGTAAAAGCAATCGCAAGGCACGGTTTAGGTTTATATATATATTCAGGCGAAGACCTCCCTGACTTGACGGAAGAGCAAAAAGAGCTTGAAGCAGAAAAACAACGTATTAGAGAAATTCAACCACTTATCAAAAGAGCTGGACAGTTAGGATATGAAAACATTGATAGCTTGAAAGACAAGACTAAAAAAGAGATTACCGATATCATGACGATTTGGTTAGCACAGCAAGAAGCAGGAAAAGGGGAATAAATAAATGGCAATTGTCACAGTAACTACACAAGTAAACGAAAAAAATACACGTACAGTAAACACATCTAAAGGCGACAAGAAAATTATTTCAGTTCCATTGTTTGAAAAAGAGAAAGGTTCTAGTGTAAAAGTTGCGTATGGTTCAGCATTCTTACCTGACTTCATTAAATTAGGCGACATCGTAACAGTAAGTGGACGTGTACAAGCTAAAGAATCAGGCGAGTATGTAAACTACAACTTTATTTTCCCTACGGTTGAGAAAGTATTTATTTCTGGTGAAAATAGCGGACAAGCACAATCGCAAGCTAAACAGGACTTATTTGGAAACTCTGAACCGATTGAAGTTGATGAATCAGACCTACCTTTCTAGTGGAAAGTTGGTTATATGTACACAGCAGAGGAAAAAGAGCAAATCATTGACATCGTGGATAAAATGAGCTTACTGAAACAAGACTTTGACGGAGCTTTCACTTGGATAAAGGAAAATGTATCAATGCCATTTGACTTTGATGGGGAGCAGCAATTTATATCAGAATTGAAGCAGTTAGTTAAAATTAACGCTTTGAAGTTTGGTAAAATATATGAGGGAGTATTAAATTGACAACACTACGAGAATTACACAAAAAACTTAAAATTAAACAAACGCTTGATAACTACGTACGCAACACAAATAAAAAATACAAGTATAATCTTGTGGCTGATGAAATTCTTGGCGAGGGAATGGCTAAGCTAATCGAGCTTAACACGCAAGGCAAACTTGGACGGCATAGCCAGCAAATCGCTTATATTAACCATAATTTGAGCTTACAGCGTCAAAAAGAACAACTGGAACAAGCTAACGAACGACTTGCTAAACGTGCTGAAAAGGCTCAAAAATTGCTTGATACGGAACTTCTGAAAGATAGCTACATTGAAACACTTGAAATGTTTAGTAAATACAATTCTCAATTCATTCCATTTGAATTTATTGAAGAATACCAAGAAAAACATAGTAAAGTCTTTGATTTTATGGAAAAGAACGGAGTAAAACAAGCTAAATGGCTACGTCCTGAAGGCGTTGAGGCTTGGTTCAAAGAGCGAATCATCTGGTTCAAAAATAAATTGAAATAATAATAATATCAAAATGACTTTAGGCTTGACGGCTTAGAGTTTTTTTGTTATAATTACTTTAACGAATGAAAGAGGTAGTAAAATGAATTTAATACAATGCCAAACCTGCGGGGCTTCCGACTTTACTAATGGTAAATGTGATTATTGCGGCAACCAGTACGAAGTAAATGAAAATAAATTAATTTACGGTAATTCAACAGAAGATGATTCATCATTAGATGAGGAAATAACTTTTCAAGAAACTCCTGCTGGTAAATTAATACTAAAAATCATGATCTATACTTTATTATCTATTATCTGGTTTGCTGTAACTATATTTATTCCACCGCTATTTATAATAACAATTATTTTATTAGTGGTCTATGGCACTTATCGCTTGACAAATAAAAACAAATAGTTTATAATAAGGTATAAAATAAAGGAGCAGCTAGATGAAACTAAGCGAGATTGAAGCGGTAGGTTATTTGCTTACTGCTTATGACGAAGAAGATGTTTATGAGGACGGCGATATCAATTATGATGTTTTCGAATTTCATAGAGATAATTATACTCAAAACGATTTGAATAAGTGTGGACTTACTCAATGGGATTTCTGTGATTGCCAAGCTCTTTACACCGCAGAGCAAATGCAAGAGTACGCAAAAGAATGTGTTAGAGAAGCGATAATTTTAAATAGCGGTGGAGCTGTTTCTGATGACATGATTAAACGAGCTATTGATTCAGTATTTACGGAGGACACGAAAAATGACTAAGTTTGAATTAGTGGAAAATAGAGCTATTATGATAGCGTTAATTGGGATTGGACTATATGCGTTCTTTGCATTAGTTGACTTTATTAAAACGAAAGGAAGAAAATAATCAAAAGAAAATACTTTAACGACAAAAGATATTGCCATTGCTTCGATATTCCAACGAGTGATGGCTTAGGCGTTTGTAAAGGTTGTAGAGGATATACAAACATCTGTTATAGTTGCGGACGCTGTTTGCATTGCTGGTATACATCACAGGTTGAACTATTTACCGAATATAATGAAGTTGAATTACTAGCGCTTATAGAAAAATGGAACAAATTTTATCAAACTAGAAAGACAAGGGATTTTAATGCTTAATTTAGACGAGAAGAAAATTAGAAAAGGTAAACCAATCGGACTGCCATACCAAGGAAGTAAGAAAAAGATAAGCAAGAAGATAGTTGAAATTATCAAACAGAACTTTGGTACAGATAAGCCGATATACGACATCTTCGGTGGTGGTGGAGCAATTACAGCCGAATGTATTTTAAATGGCTTAGACGTACATTATAATGACTTAGACAAGGATATAACCAACGCTTTTGAACGAGTTATTTCGCAAGACCGTGAGTGGATAAAAACCCTTATTATTTCAATACAGGAGTTCTTCGAGATTAAGAAGAAAGAAAACAAGACAACAGACGACTTTTTGAAGTTATTGGTTAATTCTTTTGGAAATAATAAGAGAACCTATCTTTACTCTAAAGAAGCTTCTGATTTAAAATATAATCTAGCTAAAGAAATTATCAAAAAACATGACATTTTTAGTGGATATAAACAAACAGAAACATATAAAAAAGTAACTTCTGGTTCAGAGCGGTACTGGTTTAACACTAAACAAAAAAATCATAAAATACTTCAACAACTTGAACGACTTCAACAAATCAATGAAGTAAAAGCAACAAACAAAAGTTATCATGATTTCAGTGAAGTTTATGGAGCTATATTATACCTTGATCCACCTTATGAGGGCACTTCACAAGATAGTTATATCAATTCATTTGATAGTCAAGAGTTTTATGACTGGGCATTTGAAATGGCTAAAAATAATATCGTGATAATTTCGAGTTATTCGATTTCGGACGAACGTTTTGAAGCTGTTTATTCTTTCGACAAAGCACGTAGCAGTTTACAGGGTGGAAGAAGCAACAAAGGAAAAAATGAAAAGTTATTTATGGTTAAAAATAGTTAATATTTGACAAAGTAAAAGTAATTTGATAGAATAGTATTATAGAAAGAAAAGAGGACACGAAAAATGACTAAGTTTGAAGAAGAACATATAAAATTTAATAACGAATATGGAAATTGCAAATCGGCTTATTATCAGAAAGCGGTTCGCCATCACTTCAAAAACTGGCACTCGGAAGAAGAGTTTCAGGAGATGAAAGAATCATATTGGAATCAAGCAGAAAGTATATTATCAATGCTTGAAGAGATAAAATCACTCAAATCCCAACTCCAACAGCAAGCCCTGCCAGTCGTGCCTGAGTGTGTGGCGGAGTGGATTGAATGTGTAAAATGGAAAAATAATAATGCGTTGGCTTTACTAGATGATGATAATATGCCAGACGATGTGAATGAGTGGCTTTTCTTTCAAAGAAATGATGACAATATCAACTTGATTCTTCGTGCATGGCTAGATGGTTTCACAGTCGAAAAACCGCAGCTGTTCTATTTGAAGAACAAACTGACAACAAGTTACTTGATATTAGACACAAGCACTGGATGTTTTGAACACTGGGGTAGTACCGAAGCGACAGGTCGGTATAAATCATCCTTCACCAAGCAAGAAATCAACAGCATGGAAACTGGCAGCTATGAGCTTGTGACTGTGGAGGACGGAGAATAAAATGAAAGATACAGTAAAAACTTTAACAATAATTATAGGCGTTGGATTTACATTTATCGCAATTGCTTGGCTTGTTATGCTTGCAATATTGCTTATTACATGGTTTGGAGGAATTATTTAATGAACTTTAAAGAAAATCGACACTACACAAATGAATATGGTATGGAACTTAATTCATACCTACAGCATACTTTTGAATATGAACCACTTAAAGGTTGGTACTCAGCGCAAGTATTAAAGTATTTAGTAAGAGCTGGCAAGAAAGAGGGAGAAAGTTACGATAAAGACCATAACAAGGCTTTAGACTATGCAACAGAACTGGCTAACCTAATCAATGAGCATGAACTTAAAAAGATTACTACAGGAGATATTATGGGCCTTTTTCAAGCTATGGCTAATGATTTTAGATATTGGAAAGACTAAAAATAATTAAAAAAAATAAAGTTAATGTTTGACAGCATTGACTTTTTTTGATACAATGATATTATAGAAATTAAGGAGAGCAATAATGGAAAAATACAACGTTAAACTAATGAACAATAAAAAAGGATATTTGAACTCTTTTAAAAACGAGCTAGGGGAAAAATTCCTCTTCCTAGGGTTTAAAGAAGAAAGAAATAACTTTAAATCAGAGTTCACAAAAGAAGAAATTAAAGCGATTGATGAAAGATACTTGCATTTTATTGAAGAGGTTTAAAGTTTATTCTTGACAAATAATAAACAATTTGATATTATTGTCTTATAGAAAGGCAGTTAAATAATGGCAATGCGAAAGGATAGGGAAATAGTAGCTTATAACCCTATTACAGAAGAAGAGCTACACTTTAGTTGTAAGGCTCAATGTGCTAAGTATTTTGGACTTAAAGCAAGCACAGTCGTCAAGTGGTTCGATATTGGCAGACCTATAATTGAACTGCTAAGAGAGCAAGATAACAAGCAAGTAGCAATTGAAAAGCAAGGCAAGCTAAAAGGCTTTGAATTATTCACGATAAATGAGTGGATTATTTTTGATAATTAATTACTGAGAAAAGGAAAATAAAAATGAAATTATTTAATAGAAAACCTAAGGACAAAATTAAAGTAGCAACAGCATTCACATTAAAAGGATTAACAAAACAAATAATTCAATTAGAGCAAAAAGGGTTTATTAAACAAGGAGAAATCCAAAATGTTATCCTTGAAGGTACGACTATGGTTTATAAGCAAGCGATGATTAAGAAAGCAAGTGAATAATATGTGTAAAAAGCGGAAATACACAAAAATGGGTGCTTTATATTCAATAGCGAATGCACAGCATAATAAAAAGAACAAGAAAAATAAATATGATAAGATACCAGTAAGAACTTATTACTGCAAGTGGTGCTCATGTTATCACTTATCAAGTCAGCAAAGGCTAAATATCAAGACAGGAGCAATTGGATAATGAAAGATGAATTCACATACTATAAAGTTTATTGGTTTTTAAAAAATTCAAAATTAATAAAATGCCGTAAGTTTTATGATAAAAAAGAGGCTTTGAAATGGTATGAATCATTCCCACAGGAAGAAAGATATGAAGTTACTAAGCACACTGAAAGCATTGAGGTTATAGCATAATGACAAATGAAGAATTATATGAAAGAATCACTAGCACGCTAAAAGAGCAAAGTAGTGGGATAAAACAGTTTGAATCAAAAGTTAAAGCTGAAACAGGTAAATATCCTAACCTAAAAATGACTAAATCACGTTTGAGCTTACCGAATACCGTAGCATTCCCTTATCTTACTATGTTTTTCAATGATGATGAAATGCACGAAATTACACTTAAAAAGATTGATAGCGTAGGAGATAACGGAGAAGCGTTTGACTTACTAGATGAGTTATTGTCTAGCTTAGAGCCAAGTAAAGAGTATCTGTATAAGCAACGATTAAAGCGTAAAATTCAAAGAGAGGTAATGAAATGATTTTACACAAATACACACGAAAAATTAATAGTTCAAAATATCCACGGTCAACAGCTCGAAAAATTGCGAATGAATTGAACAAAAAAGACTGTTTTAATAATTATCTGGTTAGCTTTGAGCTTGGTTCTAAACGGTATATTATTGAAAAATTTGAAATTAAAGGAATGAAATAATGGAAGAATGTAAACATAAATGGATAACGGTAGATTGGAGTCCTGACGATTGTGGTTGCTGTGGCGATTTAAGTGCAGTTTGCACAATATGCCATGAAACGATAGATGACTACTTGAGTTTTTGGGAAATAGAAAAACTTAATTTAGATGAAGGAGAGGATGAGGAATAAATGAAGAGGTTTTACGTAGAAGAAGATGACAATGGCAAAGAAATCAAGCGAAAACTTACAACTTTTGATAATGATGATTTAACACAGCTTTCTGATGATGAACTGGAAATATTATATTATGAATCATCAGCTCAATTTTTAGCTAAAGCGATGCACTTTAAAAAGATTGAGAACGAACTATTTTCAAGAAAAACAGCAGGAATGGAAACACTTGAACATGTCGGAAACAATATTATTGAAGCTATTGAGGAGGTAAGCAATTGAATGATGTAATTACTCAAAAGAAGCAAGTAGATGACGAAACAGCAGTAAATGTGTATAGTCAAGTTTTGGGCTGGGTGTTTTATCCAAGTTCTAAAGCTGTAAAAGATGGAATAGAAAAAAGCATGGCATAAGGAGATAATTATCTTTATTTTAACAGACCCAACTATCGTATCAATCAACCATATACAACAAGCTCATAAAAAGGCTGACAACAACTTTAATGACTTAGTGGCACAATTATATGAACAAGAGTTTAAAACGCAAGAGAAAGCGAAATATGAACATATAAAGCAAGCTAAGGAGAAAGCGTTTGAAGAACAACGAATTAATAGAGAAAATCAACTTAGAATTGAAGAAGAAAAAAGAGCCGAAGCTGACAGAATCGCAAGAGCTAATATTGAGAAAGCTGAACAACGCGAAGCCGAAAGACAGAAAAAGATTGATATGGAAAATGAAGCAAAGAGAGACGTATATCAATCAAACACTAATGGCTCAATTGGAACGGATTGGTCTACTGTAAGCCCAGCCTCAGCAGCCAATTATATGGCAAGTAAAACAGGAGTTAGTGCTAGTAAGTGGCTTGATGTTATTTATAAAGAATCGAGTGGTAACCCATACGCCTTGAATAGTTTATCGTGTTATGGACTGCTTCAAATCATGCAAAGCGTACATGGGCAAGTGTCACAACTAAGTCCACAAGATTACTTAGACAAAGCAGTAAGTATATACAAAAGTTCAGGAGGTACAGCTTGGGCTACTTGGTAAAAATAAAATAAATAGAAAGTAGGTATATCCTTTTTAAAATATGCTCAATTACAAAAGAAAACCCCCACAATTAAGTGAGGGCTTTTTTAGTTTACTTTTCCGTATTCTGCTTCAAATTCTGCTTGGAACATAACAGTTTCTGGTAACTTGATTACTCCAAATTTACCTTGGAAACCACCAAGCATACGTGTTGTTTTAATATGTCGTGCTGAAACTCCATTACATACATACCAATTTTTAGTGTCTTTACAATTAATTAGGAACATTTCGATTTCTTCACTTTCTATTGTGTTATTGTTAGAGCCTCCAGTTTGACCTGTAAGGCGTTTGTTTAGTTCTGCGATAAAGTATGAGCGACAACTTTCTAAAGTGCCACCGTGTACCTCTACGGAACGTCTAGGGCATGATGTAGCTGACAGTTCTTGGTGTAACTTTACAGTATCACGATTAGGAGTTAAGCCCCATTGTTTCATGTACTTAGCTACGTCATCTAGTACCGCTTGTTCATTCTTTAAAAATTGGTTTAAGTCGCCCTCTGATTGGCATACTTCCCAACTTGCGTAGTTTGCATTACCGTATGAGTTAGCACAATGCCATGCCATATTACTAAAGTCAGAAGCCTGCAAACGTCCGTCAGAAGCGATATAAACATGAGCAAAACCAAGTTCTGGGTTATGTGTAGGTAGCCAACCGTTATAAAAACCAGCGTTAGCGCCATTTGAGCCTGCGTCATTGTGGATCACAACCCCAGTAGGATTATACCCACGAACGCCAGCATTAGTTATATTCATTCTTTTTTATCCTCCGTTTGTTCTTCTTCAACTTCTGGAATATTTACGCCATTCTTCTTAACAAGTTTAACTAGACCAGCAAACATAGGGCTGATACTTGCGATTAAATAGACAAATTGACCTACAAAGTATAGTAACCCTACGTTAATCACAGTTTGAGCGATATCTGATGTAGAAGGTGTTTGCGTAAAGTGAAAGACTGCATATAAAACCCATAAAGAGAAAACTACTGTCAAATCAATTACAAGTCTACGTTTGAAGGGCGGATTCATTGCGTCTCTATCTTTAACCCAAGTTGCGAATAAAATCGCTAAAATTAAGATAGTTATTAAAATCATTTTCGTTACCATTATATTTTGCTTTCTATTTTTTACTATTTTATGAAATATACTGATGAACCACGGACTGCACCAGTTGCTCCAGCTCTCCCCCACCACCTAAAAGTTCCATCTGTTTCTAGGTCGATATGAAATGAATTATCACTGCTCGCATAGTGTCCGATTAATTCTTTCGTTCCGTTTGGTCTCATTTGCACAGGAGCTTTGTTTTGGAAAGCTGTACCATTATTAATTGTTGTTAATGAACCAGACCACCTGATATTTACTATATCGCCTTTTCTTTGAAATGAAGCCGTTACACCGTTACCAATAGACACGGATACTGATTCGGTTGTTATACTTTGGTCATTAGCTATCATTTTATCAACTATAGTATTTTGCGTTCTATTTGCGACTGATGTAATACCACTACCACTTGTAACAATCTGTTCAAAACACACCTTTAAAACTCCTGCTCCATCATTGATATTAACAGAATTCGTGGTATCTTGATCTTCTACTGTTATTGTTACTGGGTTATCCATGTTTGATATGTCGATAACGACATGAATAAAATTAGTTTGAGCAGGCTTTAGAGTGATTAAATGGTCTTGTAATTCAAAGTAACGACCACCAACAACAATTGATGTTTTAGTATAAACACGATTAAGTGCTGTATTTAGTGCTGGTGTCCAATGTCTAAGACGAAAATCGTTATAATTCATGCCTGTTAACATCATATAAAGTTTTCCATCGGCATTAGCCGTTACAGGGAAATCATTACCATTAGGGCTGAAAAAAGTATATTTAGTTATTGTCATTGCTTTTAAACTCCTCCCTCTGTTCCCTTACATATCCAGAATACGCCGCCATAAATTTCATCGCCAGCACTAATTGAATCGCCCCAGTTACGAAAAGCACCGCCACTATCAACTGAGAGCATGAAGCTTCTTCCGTTTTTAGTTCTCATTGAGTATTTTTGTGTTTTCTGTGGTTTGAAGTCATTATCTTGAACCCACCCAATAATAGCGCCAGAACCTCCAATTCCACCTTTCACGATAATCTCGGAAAAATTACCGGTTACGACATTACCATTTCTATATAGTGTGAAATTCGGCAATGCTGTTCCGTTAATTGTACTATAAATAGTCGGTGTCTGTAAAGTTCTTGAGCGTTCTCCACTAACTCCTTTAACTACTAAACTGTTTGTTGTCGTTCTTCCGTTAGCAGTTAAATTTTTAGTCGTTATTGATTCGTTAGCTGTGAAATATTTAGATGTTGTTACACCACTAACAGTTAAATTGCCACTAATTGTAGTATTTTTTAATAAAGTGGAATTCTGAACTTCTAAAATGCTTAAAACAGCTTTACCAGAGGTATTTAATGTGTTTAGATTAGTTGCTCCAGAAACATTAGTATTTATAATGTTAGCAGTATTTATTACAGCTTTCTGAATTGTAGCTATATCAAATATTCTATTTTGAGCTATTTTTTCAGTACTAATAATAGAACCGCTATTTGTAACGACTTTTTCAATACACCGCTTATAAACTCCTGATAAGTTGTTAATATCAATTGTATTAGAATTATCTACTGTTTCTGCTGTAAACTTAACAGGATTTAAAGGCGTACTCAAATCAATTACAACATGAATAAAATTAGTTGCTGACGGCAATAGTTGCACAAGTTCATTTTCAGCTTGGAAGAATCTACCAGCGACCACCAAGCTTGTTTTGACAAATGTTTTAGTTAGTCCAGCTTGTGTAGGATTTGACCAATCGACACGGCTAAAAGTTGTATAATCTAAATTGCCAAGAGCCATGTAAAGTTTTGCGTCAGCATCAGCCGTTACTGGATAATCGTTACCACTTGGACTAAAAAACGTATATTTTTTTATCGTCATTTTATATCTCTTCCTTTTCTACAATTTGAGCACTTTCAAATACTGGAAAATCTGTGATTGATAGCTCTATTAATTTAAATTTTTTACCACTAATATTGAAGCCGCCAACAGACACCTTTTGACCAATTTGATAATCTAAATCAGTATAAATATATGCTGTATTTGAATCGCAATAAGTAACAATCGCTGGAAGATTTTCTTTGTGTTCTAGCTTCAAAGGCACATCAGAAAAAGGTTGAACTCTCCAATAATCGCCTAATTTTACTGTATATTTCATTTATCCTCTATTTCCCTCCATAAAGGTAAGCCTATCAATTCCAGAACTTGTAAAGCACCTATCAGCGATATGACCATTGTATTCTATTCCTTTGTACCACACTTTAACTAAGTCATTAACCTGCAAAGGATATAAAGGATTATTATTAAAGTAAATTTTTGACAATATGCTATCTTGCGCAATCTCTGATTTTATTTGAGAGTCAGCAGGAACTTCATCATAAAACAATGTCTTAATAATTCTTTGTTCAGGTAAGTCTAATCCATTACCTGTATAGTTAGACATCTTAACTAAATTACCTGAATTATTTATCGTATAGTCAATACTATCGGTTGGGTAGTAATCAGTATTAGGCACTTTTATAAATACCTTGGCATAATTATAATTCGAGCGCTCCGTAACTACCACTTTCTCAATAGCTGGATTGCTATTATCGTCTATCATTGTTATTTTTTGTTGCCTTTTCCACTCGTCTGTTAACAATCCCTGCTGAAGTCCTGGCCTCTTTGTTCCCCATAAATTATAACTGAAAGTAATTGGTTCTAATTGAAGTCTCGAAAACAAGTCTTTTGCGAGTTCTTTAATTTCAACAGTGTCAGCTTTCATATTGAATTTTAGAGTTATGTTCGTTTCATCCCAGTTAGCCATTTGTTCCCAGCACATTAGTTGTTTTCTGCTATCTCCTGCAATTATAGTCCAAGCCTGCTGTGCTGTACCTATGATTTGTTTTGTTGGAAAAGAACTACCCTCTATCATATACCAGAAATAATTTTGTAAAGTCGCTTTATTCATTTCGTCAATAGTTGTGATAATATACCAGATAGAAAGCTTATTACTAATCTTAGTATTCGGAGAAATTGCAAGAGAATTATCTTCTATAGTAAGTACTTCAACTATATCCCCTACTTCTGCATTAGTTGTAAGTGTTGCGCTAGATGTGTATTCGAAACCTGTCTGGAAGCATTCAAAATCAATTAAAACTCCCCTTGCTTTTGGTATATCATAACCACTAGGAATAACAATGCCAGAAGATACTTGCTCTCTTTTTAGCTCCATTATATTAGGGTTAAAATTATCATATAAATTATATTCTGCCAACATATTAAATAAAATCAACTTTCTTTTTGATTGACATTTCAACATCTTTTACATTAATAAGCGCCATTGTGCCTTTTTCGAAAACTCTAGTTCTAAACCTTCCAAAGTCTAAAGCTGGAAACTGATTAATTACATTGTCGCCAATTACTGCATTATAATACTCATCGTTAATATCTGTGTTAAATTGTATTGCTTGAGGCATTGACGACATTTTCAAAACTATAGCCGTATATTCATTGAAATTTTCGTCTAGAAACGATAAGCCAAACTCCATGTTAGAATTAATTAAAGGCGTCATAATTGCTGTGAAACTGAAAATGCCATCGTCTATATTCCAACGGCTAAAACGATTAATATCATCTTCACCAAAGTAAGTATAACTCGGTTCATTTGAATAAACATATCCCCCTACTTCGCTTGTACTGCCAGACCATGGTAATTCTGTGCTAGATACTTTTATAGCTAATTTTGAAATAGTTATGACAGTACCATTTGTGACATTATCAAGCTTTAATTCTACCCCTGTTGCTGCACCATTAATGTTTGAGGAATTTATATCAAATGTTGTAAATATATGCCCGTAACTAGTTGCACTAGATATAGTTTTACTAGCTCCAGAAATAGTCCAAGGCGTATCATTGAATTGAATTCCGAACGTACCAACATTCGGATTAGATACATAATAATCGAAACTAATTGCTAGCTTGTCTCCGATATTAAAGCCTTGTTCAGCAAAAGTCTTTCCATTGTCAAATGAATAAATAAATTCCCTTTGATTTGAAATGTTATTCCCTGTTTTTGAAACTGATATTTCCGTTCCCTTCAACAAGTTAACTGGTTTTTTTGAGTCTGGTACATTCGTCCCATATATTTTACTGTAGCTTTCGTTAAATTCTCCGTTTTCTACTGTAGAAAAAGTTAACTTCTCAAATGTATACCATTTCGTAATTGGATCAAACGTTATCGTTTCGCTGAAAGTTCCGTTTTTACCGTAACCCTCTGTTTTAGTTTGCTCACTTAGAGCGATATCAGCATATACCGTAAAGCTATCTGTAGTATATTCCAAAGTGACAAATTTAACTGACATCACCGTTTGAATGAAATCAGTTAATAAGTCATAGTTTTCTTTTAAATTTTCCCCGAATGTTTCAACCCCAAAAGTAATATTAGGCTGCGAAATACTGCTATTACCTTTTACTCCAATACCATTCGCTGACCAAATATTATTAGTGATTGTTATGCCAAGGTTAGTAGGGGCATAAAATCTAAGTTTACCATTCGTTACATCAAAGATTCTGTCGTCTTGACCATCTAAATTTGTATGTATTTTATACTGTCTTACTGACATTATGCCCTCCCTTGGTCAAATTCTCTTCTGATTGCTCGTGCTAGTGTTGTTACATCTTGATTGCCAGCGTTAATTGTGAACGTGTTATATACTCTATTATCA